TACGAGGAAGCGCTGATTTCCGCCATGGTGTAAATCAGCGCTTCCTCGTATTCCTCCGGAAGATTGATCTCATCGGTGAGGTTGACGTAGCGCGGCAGCGCACCCGTAAAGATCACGTGCAGCTCGTAAGCGCCAGCCGTCGGGATCGGCCAGAAATACAGCTTCCCGTCGGGCCATGTGGTGTCGAAAAATACCGCATAGGGGAAGGTGACCAGATTCTTAACCCGGACAGCGGCGTATTCCTCATAGGAACCGATCACCGCGAGCGGCTGATCAGGCTGCAATGGGCCGCCCAAAATCCGCACATAGGCGGCCTGCACGCGATCCGGTCGCCGCGGGCCGATGGTGTAAAACTCCGCGCCGGTCGAAAGTATGCCGAGATCAACTTGATTGGGGACCAGCCAGCGGCGTTTTTGCCACTGCGCGATGGTCGATTGCAGCAAGATGAGCATATCGTTCGCATCGTCAGCGCTTGGCGTCTGGCCGACACCGTTCACCCCCGACGTGCGCAAGGCGAATGTGATCAAATCGCCGACGGTCTCGATCATGTCGTCACCTGCTGCAGTTCGGTGTTGGAAAGGTTGCGCGGCCAGTAGCGCAATCGGCGTATCCAACCATTGAGCAGCCACGCCGCAGGGTTGACGTTCGATCCGCCAAGAAACAAACGCGTCGGTGTGCCGATTGTCGTGCCACCTGTGCCGTTTTGCGGGGCGCTGCCGTTGCCGGCGCTGGTCCACAGCGCGCCGCCATAGGTCAGGCCGAGCTTGTTTGCCGCCGACATCACCGTGGCACCGCCCGACGAATTGAGCTGAATCACCGTCGCAGCCGTCGCGGTGTTCAGCATGTTGCCGTTGGATGCGATGAACTGCCCGATTTGATTGTTCGCAGTGCCATCATCCAAGCGAAGGATGCCGGCCTGAGTGCCGCTGGCTGCGGCCTGTGCCGTCATGAAGTCAGAGACAAACGAACCACGCAGCGCATTGAACCAAGAGCCGATCGCCATTGATGCTTGGTCAACCGCCCGCGTCACCGTGCTGGCAATCGTCGGGATGTAGGACGTTGCAAACGCGTTCTGCTCGATCTGCCCGCCCCATAGGTAATAGGTTCCATTGCTGACGCGGCCGGCGTTGTTGTCGGCTAGCGCCGTTGTCGTGCCGATCGCTGCGGTGACCGAAGCGCCGCCCCCGGTGAAAGTGCCGGTGACACGATACCAGCCATTGCCGATGGCGCGGATGGTGGCACTGGCAACAGTGCCCGAGCCGCGCAATGCAATCGTGCCGACCGCGCCAGTGGCGAGATTGACCCAAACCTGCATGCCGTTGGACAGCGTTGGGCCGGCATCGGCGAAAACGACACGCATCCAATCGCAATTGCCGCGCTTCAAGAATGCACTACCGGTGATGATGGCGCCCGCCGTCACTGTGCCGGAAGCGCTGTAAACCAGTGCGGTGCCGGCGACGCCTTCGGTGCACAGCGACGCATCGACCGTGCCGTCCGGTGATGTCGTGCTGTTGTCGGCAACGGTCGTGTCGGTTTTCGTCCAGCCCACGTTGATCGCCTGCGATTGCAGACAAAGGTTGATGCGGCTTTCCTCGATCAACAGACCGAGCGGCGCATGCGTGACCGGATCGTAATCGAGCCGCGGCACATTGGTGGCGGCGATCTGCAGCACGCCCGCGCTGTTAAAATAGCTGGCGTTGCCCGATGCCCGCGTGAACGTCACCCGGCTGTCGAGCGCCCCGCCGCTGATTAGATTGACATCGAGATTTTGCGCCGGCCCCCATGCCGAGCCGTTCCAGCCGAACACCGCGACGCCCTCAAGCACGCCATAGGGGGTCGACTGATCCGGCGAGCCGCCGGAGGGGGTCCAGTTCACCCCATCGAAGTAGTGCGCCGCGAGCCCGAACAGGCCGCCCCGTGGCGTGGCTACGACAGGCCCAGAGCGGCCTGACGGCTGCCACGCGCTGCCATCCCAATCAAACAGCGCCGCGCCCTGTAGCGTGCCCCCAGGGGTCGCCACGCCCGGCCCGGCAGAGGCGGCCGGCTGCCATGCGGATCCGTCCCAGGTGAAACGGGCTATGCCGTCGAGCGTGCCGGTCGGGGTGGGGCTGCTCGGGCCGCCCGCTGGCGTCCACGCCCCGCCCGACCAGTTGTGCACCGCGACGCCGCGTAAGGTGCCGGAGGGCGTCGGAACCCCTGGCTGCGGATCACCAGCCGCCATCGCTCACACCCTTTCGGAAAATGCCCCGTCCGCTTGCCCGGAGGCGCCACGGGGCCACAACGCCTGTTGGTCGACAGGGGCGGGAGGAAACAAGCCACCCCCTTCCGGTCGCGGAGTCCTACCGCCAGCGCACCCAACCGAGCGCGGGGCTGACGTATCGATACTGAATCCCGGTGGCGACTGCTCCGGCCGTCGACTGCACCGCGTTGCCGTAGAAGTCCTGCACGGTCAGCGCGGTGACGATTTGGCCGAAACAGATTTGTATCACCGCCCCCATCACCTGCGTGGCCGACGGTGCCGGTGGCAGCCTGAGCGTCAACGCGGCGATCGTGCCCGCCGGGTTGATGTACACCACCCGATCGTCAGGGTTCAGCGCCCAAGTGTCGCCAGTGAGCGGCACGATGACGCGGGGTGCACCGGTGGCAGTCTCGCGGTTTATTTCGAGACCACCATGCATCCGTGTGCCATGATCTAATGCCATGGTGAATTCCTTCCTTCAGTATTCGCCATGTATTAGCTCAGTTAGCCCATAGCCTCGATGCAAGTTGCGGTCGAATAGTCTTGCAGCCCCACAAGACATCCAACCTGCACGGCAAGTAATCGTTGTTAATATCGTACTGTCTCAACAAACGAATACTGATGCCGTCTTTGACTGCGCGGCTGCGCATGTCAACGCCGTTCGGCAGCACGAGATCCGCGGTGGCGAAGGTGAACGCGTCAGGGTGATAGACCAATGACGTGCCCGTGGTGGCCGATGCGGTGCCAATGAACGTGATGGCGTCGTTCGCCGTCGGCAACTTGCTCAAGTTGTCGCGCGGCCCGTTCGGCGAGGCCCAATTGATCGAGGGGCTGACGCTCCACGTTTGGCTACCCGCACCGCCCGCGGTCGCGGTCAGGATGAACTGCTGCAGCACACCGGTATCAACCTTGGTTTCCGGGTGCAGTCGCGTGACGCCAGCGATGGTGAACACCTCGCCTTTGATCGGCGTTCCGGTGCCGGTCTTGACCGCCAGCGTGGTGTCACCGGTGGTGCTGGTGGTGTTGACCGCATAGCCGACGGCGGCCGAGCGGGTGAACGTCGACAGGTGGGTGTTCTCCGCGAACTCAAAGCCCGCCGTCGAGCCCATCACGCCATCGATGTATTGCGACGCGATCTGCGTGCTCTGCTGGAACAGCCCCTTAAGCGAGTCGACAAGGTCGACGTTGTCTTGGGTATTTATCCTAGCCAACCACTGCCGGCTTTGCGGCGTCAGGTTGTCGAGCAAGAGCTTCCGGCCGAGCAGGAAATTCTTGAGCGTCTGCGACGCACCCGAACCGTTCACCAGATTGTAGACATCGAGCCCCATCGCCAGTGCGCGGCTTTCGATGTTCGCCGCGATCACCGACACGGCCGGCTCGATGTAGCGCCCCGAGAAATCGTCAATCTTCAGCGTCAAGTCAGTAGTGCTGAAACTGATGTCGACGCCCGAGATATTGGTGACCGACAGTGACGTGTTGAGTTCCGCAGTGTTCTGCGGGCTCAAGGTCATGTTGGTGCGAACCACATACTGATTCGGCAGCCTGATCCGCAAGGTATCGCCGATTTTGGCGCCCGACTGCGCGAAGCTGTCGTCGTACTGCCGGTTGATCGAACCGACGAAATTGAGCTTTTGGTGCAGGACCACGAGCGCCTTGGACGTGATCATGTCGGGCGTGAGTAACGTATTGCTCGCATTGGTCGCCATGGCGACACACCTCCGGACAGATTGGGGAGGCCCGGCGCGCATCGAGCGCGGCTGCGGGCGTCCGTCTGTCGCGGGGGGTGGGTCGGAAGCCGGCCCACCATAGGTGCAGCGATCAAACGCTAGGCACGGTACGCGAGCTGTAGCGCCGGCTCGGGCGGCTTCGGCGAGGCACGGTGCGCGGGGATATGCCGCCCCGGTCGGCTGTAGGCACGGTGCGCGGGCATATACCGGCCCGGTCGGTCAGTCAGCGGATAGTCCCAGATCGGCCAGAGTCGCAATCCCGCGACTCGTCAAAAGGCCGGAAGCTCCTAGCAAGCTCGAAGGCAATTGGGACAAGGGGGCGGCGAGCTGAATCTTACCCGGACGGCCGCGCCTTACCCGGACGGCTCGCGCGCGAGTGCCACTCGGCGACAGACAAGGGGTAGGCGACCATCAAAACGCGAATGACGGAAAATGACGGTCTGACGGCAGGCCGTGTCGGGCCGTGTCCGGGCCGTGTCACGCCTTCCGTCACAGTCCGTCACGCTTCCCGTCACAGTTCGAGTTTCCTCGAAGCTGCTTGAAATTGCTCCAAAATGAGCAACGAGCGAGCAGCGAATTCCGATGAAACCCCCCCTTTCATCTGAATCTGCCGTGACGAAACCAGGGAATTGCGTCGCATCCGACGCAAGCTC